CACCGTTTGTTTTGAAGTTTGTTTAGCGAGAGGTGTGGCTTATAGACTTTTAAGGAGCTCTCTCAATCTCCGTATAGTCTTTGCTCGGGTTGACAACTAGCCAAATCATCTCTAAATAGAGATTTCGGGGAACGCCCTGGCAAGTTTATTCTTGTACTCCATTCTCTAAAGAAAGTGAGCATAATTCTTTTTAGCAGTAACTAGTACAAGAAAGATCATTTTGGTTAAGACCATGATCCAGTGGCCTATACATCACATAATTTACATATAGCGCTATGAGGAAGCGTATACAACCACCTAATAATTGTCCGGGATATTAGGCAATCCCATGCTTGAATTATTCTTCAAGAGGTTGGTAAGACAAGTAGGGAGTTAGTTTCCTTCTCCTTTCTTGAAAACTCCAAACCATATCAGAATAAGTCTTAATATGAGCTTCGACTTCAAAATCCCTAAGATCTGTCGTTTCTACAATCTCTTTAAAGATTTTATACCATTGCTTATAAGTCTTCTCACCATAGTGAAAGAACTTTAGCATTGCTCCACTCATTATTTCAAGCATTTGTTGTTCTCGAGTAATTGATTTTGATCTAACCCACATTGTCAAACTATTAGCTATTGATTGAAATTCAATCGGAGCCATTTGACATTCTAGGACATCATCATATCTGAAAAAGCGTTTGAGAAAAGTTGCTTCTGTAATTTTAATGTAAGGTACACTCTTAGCTGTTTTTTCAGCCATTGTATACTTTATTCCCATTTTCTCATATGCATAAACAAGCGCAGTATGATTATACCAAGGTGCGTAATCTGTATTGACACCAATAATGTTGTCATCTCCATAAACCATAAGACGAACATTTTCTTTAAAAGATTCACATTCGTTTTCTGGATTAAGTAGATAATAAGCATATCGATTATAAAGACAATTCACTAAACCATTGAGTATAACAGTTAAAGCATTACCAGAGGGATTCTTTCCAAAAAATTCAATAAGATCTCCATTGAAATCTGTGGTTGAATAGATTAAATCTTC